TTTTAGTATGAGCAAGTTGACCTTGCTTCTTATTACATGATGTTAGTGATAAGCACTCTGCGATAGTAAGCGTTTGTACCAACAGTGATTGCACCGTCAGAAACGTTTGGAGTTCCTACAACGCTACGTGCGAATGGATTTGCTACCATTCCGTAACGTGTCTTGAATCCAATCTTTGGCTGGAATGTATCTTGGCCAACCGCACGGACCATCTGAAGCGGAACGTATGGGCAGTAGAAGATACCAGCGTCGAATGCATTAGCACCCTTATATCCAACAGTCATATAGTTGCCTGTGGTATATGGATCGATGTAAACACGGAAACGACCGTTTAGTACACCAGCGAATGTGTTGCCTGTATCATCAACTTGCATGTTGTTTGAGTTAAGAGCAGGTGTGTAATCAAGTACACCAGCCATCTGAAGAGCAGAGGCAACGTCTGAAGAACAGATTACGATATTACCTTTTCCACGACGAGTGTCTTTGGAAATTTGATTGGCTTCTCTTTCCAGATGGAACATAAGACCCTTGAACTTCTCAACTGACCAACGGCCGTTTGAGTCGGTATCAAGGTCGAATGTACCAGCAGTTGTTGTACCAGTAGCGGCACCTGCAACTGCTGAAAGGTTGATTGTACGAACAACCTCACGATTGATTTCTGCAAGGATTTCAGTCTGTAGGATGTTAGCAAGTTCTGTTTCAGCATCCAGACCGTGAACAGCCTTGAGATCCTGAGCAAGTTCCATGGTGTATTCTGCTTTTAGCGCACGTGACTTAGCAGAAACAGTAACCTTATCGATTGAGAAGGCCATTTCTGGGAAGGAATCGGCTCCGACACCAAGTGCTTCAGAAACGTCAGTTCCCATGGCGCCCTTGAAGTTATATGTTGAAGCAGAACCTGTTGGAGATGTACCAACATTGTTGCCGCCGATTGTAGCAACACCAACACCGTTGAACTGATCAGTGGACTTCATTGTGTCTGCTTCGTCGTAGAATGCTTCTGTACCCTTGGCAGTTGAGTTAGCATAGTTAGCTCTCATTGCAAAAATAAGTCCAGTTGGACCAGTCATTGGCTGAACGCCGCAGATATCATAAGCAACTAGGTTAGGCATCGCACGACGGATGAGTGAGATTAGGATTGGATCATAACCAGCAACGCCGGTGCTGCCTGCTCCAGTATAACCACTTGCGCCAACTGAGTTGGTTGCAACTTCGAGAAGTGATTGTTGGCCAAACCCGCCGCCAGCTTCTCTGATTGCCTTTTCTGTGTTCTCAAGTAGAGTAGCAGTCACATTACGACGATGTGCATCAGTGATTTTTGGAAGATCACCATGCTCAAGAACTGGCTTCCACTTTGAGATTAATTCTTCATTAAAACCGATCATTTGTATCTCCTTTTAGAGTTTATGTAATTTTATTTATAATAGATTACTTTTTAAGAGTTCTAGAAATTGAAGCAACATAGTTATTCATCGATGGATCAACGTAAGGAGTCTTTTCTGGCTCTTCTACGCTCTCGTTAAGAAGCTGATCCTCAGTAACCTTTACTTCGCTCTTTGTAGGGAAGTATGTTTCTTTGATGATTGAAACTTTCTTACGAAATTCAGCTGAATCAGAATAGTTAATAGATTCAGTCAGCTTGACGAACTTATCCTTCTGAGTGTCAGTCATTCCTTCAGCAAAAGTAGTAGTGATATCTTCGACTTCCTTCTGGTTTACGACCTTAGAAAGCTCAATATTTTTCTCTGTAGTCTCATTGAGGCGTGACTTGATCTCTTCGAGTTCAGCTGCCATTGATTCTACGACGTCTACTTTGTCTTCTGGAATATCGATATAATGTTGTTCAAAAACATTTTTAAGGTTTAGCATGAAAGATTCAGCAATTTCTGTTCTGATGCCAGACTCGATTGCGAGCTTATTTTCTGAGATCCATTCTGCTACTGCGTAGTTAATATAATTATCTACGTTTTCTAACATTTCACTTTGAATCTTTTCTACGGATTCTTCTAGATCTGTTTCGAATTTGGTCTGAAGCTCTGAAGCTGCTTCTTCAAAAGATTCTTCTAGTTTTGTTGTTTCGATAGAAACTCTTGTTGAAACTGCTGCTTCAAAGAGCGTATTAATCTTGAGTTTGAAGTCCTCTGAAAGATCAGTTGAATCTCCAAATAGCAATTCAAGGTCTTCTTTTACTGAGGTCATTGGCATGGCAGCCGCAGCATTAGAAGAATTAATAGAAGCTTTGTTCTTTACAGAATTGTCTCCAGTAGCAAGGTGTGCATTGTTATTGTAGATGTCATCTGGTGACATTCCAATAGTCTCTGCTGCTTGTGCCAGTGTTTCTTTATCTAGAGATGATGCATAAGCAACCATCTTTGAGATTAGATCGGAACGTGAGATTCCGGTTGGCTTTGAAGCGATAGTGGCCATGTTTGATGCTGCATCAGCTTCATCAAGCACATTTACTTCATCTTCGTTTTGATTGATATCGTGTTCAGACATTATGATACTCCTTGATTTATTTTAAATATTTATAAAATTATATATTTGAAAGAAAATGGTTGAATACTCTAATCTTTGCTTCTTCAAGTTCTTTCTTAGAAACTTTACGAGCAGCCTCATCGATATGTTTCTTAGCGATCTCCAATTCTTTGGCTTTAAGAACGCCGTTATTCCATACCCATTCCACACCTTCCATCACACCGTTGACAAATGCGTCCGGCGCTGATGGATCTGCTACGACATCTGCTGCTGTAGCGAGATAAAAATCATCCTGTACATGATTGACACCATTTTTCTCTACTAATGAACCCATACCTCTAGAAGATACACCCAATACGGCACCTTCAGCGATCAGGCTCCGAACGATATTTCCGTACGGAGTATCAGTGATCTTTGCTTTTCCGATAAAACTATCACCTTCTCTATGGAGAGATTTGATCATCATGCAGACTCTTTCTAGATTTATAGAAGGACCTGATGGATGACCCAATTCGCCGTATGCTCTGCCTTTGTCAACGTTTTCTTTGACATATCTGTTGACTTCTTTTTCCAAGATGCTTGAGTCATAATATCTCTTGTTACGATTAGTCACATTACCCTGAAGGAAAGGACCCACGATATAGAGGCTTTTGCCGCCTTCAGAACCTTCTTCTGTGATGTATTTGACTTGTTCTGTTACTTCTGTGATGAGTTTCATTTAATTAGTTCCTATAAGCTACAGCTACGCCCGTGACTGTTGCACCAGCATCGTTAGATGTTATTGTATCAGTTGCGTCTTTTTCTAATATAATATCCTGACCGCCAGTTAATGCTATTGACCATTTAGTAGAACTATCAGATGCCAATTTACAGGTTATAATATGATTTGTAGTAACTGTTCCTGTGTGAGTTAAACGCACAAGTTTATTGCCGTCAAAATTAGAATTCACAGCCGACGAGACTGTTATTGACGATCCTAATGGTTTAAAAATTGCGCTGTCCATATCAATTCTTATAAGCTATTGCAGTGCCAAGCAATTGCGTAGCAGTAGCATCTGTTGAAGATAGAGTATCGATAGTATTTTTTTCTAAGATAATAGATTGTCCACCTGTCACAACGATAGAATAATTTGTACGATTTAAATTATGGCCAGATTCAGTCAAACCCTTTGTTATATTATTGGCTGTACCATTTGTAGCATTTAGAGTATTAGAAGCCAATTTAATTCCCGCAGTGTTAGATGCGGTAACAAAATATGTCGTCCCGTTTGTTAGGCCCGTCAATGCAGTATTGCCTGAGTCTATCGAATATACAACTGCATCAAGATCTTTAAAGATATGATTTGATATTGTAATAAAATCAGTCGTTGAATCTACATTTGTATTAGCATTGAATGTGGCTGGAGTTTTACTAGTGACAGTATGGCTAGAAGTAAGTGCTACAGAATTAGTTAATCTAACTAATTTAGATCCACCAAACGTAGAAATATTAGTAGTATTACATGAGGTAGACAAACCTAAAGGCTTAATTATTCCAGCCATATCTCATAACCCCTGTTCTTGTGCAAACTGAAGAAGCTCTGTCAATCCATCTTCTGTTCTTAATTTTTCCATGAATGTGGCTTTATTATCTTCTGATAGGCTATGATATAGATTATTTAACATAGTTTCTTGAAGGGCTACATTAGGATATACTTCTTCTTCGCCGCCGATAGATTTATTGCCTTGTGTTGGCGGCAATTTTGTTTTGATTTTTGATGCCTGAGGAGACATCGCATTCAGCCTATCTAGGCTATCTTGTTGCATGTTAACCTTGGATAATATAGGTTCTTTTCCTTCTGCAATCGATGCATCTACTACATCTCTATTAGAAGGCATTCCTTTTTTAGGGGTTCTCATTCTAAGAACGCCATCTTTATCTCTATATGTTGATGCTCTTAAAGGACCGACAGCAGCAGGTCTGGTTGTAGGATTTACTCTCTCATCTAGATCAGAATCTTCTTGAATGATAGATCCATATTCACCTATCCCACCGATTCGTTTAGATCCGCCAAGTGATACTTTGCTTCTTGGTGCAGCAAATTTACCTTTAAGGGCATCCTGAAGACCAGCATGTGTCTTATAAGCATTCTGGATCTTTTCTTTTTCAGTTGCAGTCTTTGCATTTCCATGAAGATCTAATGCTTTTCTGACAGTATTGATGTCTAATTCATGCTTGCCATCATCAAATTTAATGGGATGCTTTACACCTATCTTGCCTCTTAGGAGCTGATGTGCAGCATTCAATCTCGTGATAGGATTTAAGCTAGCGCCGCTTTGCTTGTCTGCTTTTTCTTCGTCATCTTCTTTGGCTTCTTCTACAGTCCTAGAGATGATCTTTTTACGATGTGCAGTCGTCTCTTCTGTATCAGATCCTTTTTTGCTCGAACGTAATTTTTTAAAATCATCTGCGTCAATCTCATCTTCATCACCAGCAAGACGTGCAATCCTTTCTTGTTTTGCAGAAAGGATCTTTTCTTCAGCCATCTTGTTGAGGAATGATGAATAATTAGCAGCCATCGCAGGTGTCTGTGCATATGAAGATACATCTGCAGCAGGCATAGGTGGTTGCTTATCTGAATACATCAAGTAATCATATA